ATTTATGTGAAGATGATGAAGCATTAATTAAAACACATTTAGGTGAATTTGCTTTATATGAAGGTGAATCTGTACCTTTAGATTTACCTATGTTAGAACAAACTTATAGTGGTTTTATAAGAAACCCAGAAGACCCAGATTCTAAAAAATTTGAACCAACAGGAGTAGTAGCTCAATTTAAAGAAGATTTAAGAGCATTATTTGGTAAATTTAAGGGTGATTTGAAAAATCCTGAATTTATAAAAGGAGTAGCTCAAATAATGGTTAATTGGAAATCACTTTTAAGAAGTCAAATGGATGAATCTAAATATGAAAAAGAAGAAACTATTCAACAAACAATTGATAGATTAAAAGCAAGGATAGAGGATCCAAATGATGGTGGGAATGTGCCTTTTTTAGTTCAAAAAATAAAAGATTTAGAAAAATCATTAAATGAAGATGAACAATTAGACGAAAAGAAAAAGGCTAAGAAAAAAGAAAAAAAAGACCCACCATTAAATAAACCAAAACGTGGTGGTTCAAAAGCATATTATGTTTATGTACGTGATCCTAAAACTAAAAAAATTAAAAAAGTATCATTTGGATCAGGTGGTTTAAGAGCTAAAATTAAAAACAAAGAAGCTCGTACTGCATTTGCCGCTAGACATAATTGTAAAAATAAAAAAGATAGAACTAAAGCAGGATATTGGTCATGTAATTTACCAAGATACGCTCCAGCATTAGGGTTAGGTGCTAAAATGAATACTTTCTGGTAAAATGGATCCATACGTAAATAAAGGTAACATAAGAACGTTTTCGAAAGATGTAAATAAACTAGAATTAGTTTGGCATCAAGATGCTGAAGATAGAGATATCGAAGTATTAGAAGGCAAGGGATGGGAATTACAAATGGATAATGAATTACCCTTTGAATTAGTAAAGGGAGATCGTATATTTATAACAGAAGGTAGAATACACCGAATATTAAAAGGTACTACCGATTTAAAAATAAAAATAAATGGATAATTTCGATTTAAAAAAATATTTAGCGGAAGGTCGCTTATTTGAAGAAGACTTTAAAAACCCAATTTTAGACAAATATTTAGAACTAAAAAAATCTATAGATTATAAAACAGTTTTTCCTACTGACTTATACGATTTTGTAGATTCACTAGATAATACTGAACGTGAGGGATTAGAAAGCGATTTAGGATTAGAAAGAGATGAGTTATATGAAGGAAAGCTATTAAAAGAAGGAATTCCTCAAGAATCAGAAATTGCTGATTATGTAGAAGCAATGTTTAATGACTCTGTAGTAGAAAAAGAAGGATTTCAATCGGATATCTGGACAAAAGCAGAATATGCTGCTACTTCAAGAGGTGAAGGATCTGTATTTATGGATTTAGCTAAACATTTAAATTCAGTAGGTGGTAAAGATGTATTAGAAGGTAACCCAGACATTCATTTAGAATTATTATCTAATGGTGATATTCAATGGAGTGCTGACGTAACATTTGATTAAAAATAAAAATAAATGGATAATTTCGATCTAAAAAAATATTTAGCGGAAGGTAAGTTATTAAAAGAAGCAGTGATATGGAACTGGTCTGGAGACAGAAATGAATTAGAAGAAGTCCCCTCTAAATTTAAGGCCGCTGTAAAATCAGAATTACCTAAGTTAAGTGGTGAAAAATTTGAAGCATTCTTTGATGCTGTTAAAAATTCATTTGCTGATGAAGCAGGTAGAGGAAGTATGAAATTCACCTCAGACCAGTGGGCTGATATAATTAAAGATGATTCTAGCAAAGGAAGAAGATCAGGATTAGATCCTGACTATGATAAGGGTGGTAAATACTACAGTGAAGAAGGTGCTGAAGCTTTTAGAATACAACCTTTTAAAGTAAACGATATTGAATATACTCAAGACCAGGCAGTTAGACAAGGTAAATATATTGTAGGATTAGAAGGCGAAGAATTAAAAAAATTCATTTCTGATTACATGGCAGCATGGAAAGAAGATGTAGGAGATACACCTGAAGGAAAAACTTTTAAATAAAAATAAAAAACATACAGGATAGATTCATAGCCTATCCGATTAGAAATAATTAAAGAGATCTGTGGCCTCCATTTGGAGGTCACACTTAAGTTTCGTATATTAACGTGTTAAAAATAGAAGTATAGATGGATATAGATAAAGAATTTTATTTAGTAAGAAAAAATGAAGGTAATTCATTTCAAAGATTAATGATGTTTTTTTTAGAACAAAACAAAAAACATGGTGCAGATTTCGGAGTAGCAGGAATGTATAATACTTTAAATAGATTTTATGGTGAGTAAAAACGTAGTAATGATTGGAGCAGGTGTAGCAAATGTAAATGCTGCTACCAAGCTAGTTGACAATGGGTTTAAAGGTAAAATCACTATTATTGATATGGGTAAAGACCCATATTTAAGGCCATATGAAGAGGTAATGACAGGTTTCCTAGGAGCAGGAGGTTGGTCTGATGGTAAATTAACTTATCATACTTCAATTGGAGGGCAATTATCTAAATATTGTGGTGAAGAAAAAGCAATGGAATTATTTGATCAGGTGATAGATAATTTTAAACGTTTCCACCCTAAACCAGAAGAAGTACAATGTTCAAATCCAGTTGCAGAACCAGATTTTATTAAACCATATTTCGGTTTACGTTTATTCCCTGTATGGCACGTTGGTACAGATTATTTACATGAAATAGGTAAAAATTGGTATGACTTTTTAGTTGATGGTGGTGTTGAATTTATTTGGGAAACCAAAGTTACAGATATTGATTTTGATAATCAAGAAGTACATATTGGATTAGGAGACGATTGGATAGATTATGATGAACTTATATTTGGTGTAGGTAAATCAGGTATTGACTTTGGTAAACAATTAGCTGAAAAATATGAACTACCAACTGAACCAAAACCAGTCCAAATAGGTGTTAGATTTGAAGCACCACAAAAACACTTTCAAAAATTAATAGATATAAGTTATGATTTTAAATTATATAGAAAATTTGAGGAAGCAGGAGTATCACTTCGTTCCTTTTGTACTAATAACAATGCAGCTTATGTAGCTGTAGAAGAAACATACGGTAACCATTCATATAATGGTCACGCTAAAAAAGACGAAAAGTTTAGAAACGATATGACCAATTTTGGTATTCTAATGGAAGTTAGAGGTATTGATAAACCATTTGAATGGTCTAGAGATGTAGTAAATAAATTACAAAAAGATGGTACAGGATTATATTACAGTCCAACTAGAGAACCATCAACAACATCAGAAGGTGTAGATGTATCAGCAATTAAAGTAGATACAATGCATGAAATAGCTAAAGCGATGCAACCATATTTTTGGTATGTATTGGATTTTATTGAAGACATGAAAAAAGTATTTCCAACATTGAAAGATGATTGGGGTATTTATGTGCCTGAAGTAAAATACCTTTCTCCTGAGCCGCTTGTCGATTATACCAATTTAGCCCTCACCAAGTATCCTAACGTTCACTTTGTTGGCGATGCATTATCAGCTAGAGGTATAACGGTAAGCGGCGCACAAGGAACATATGTTGCTGAGTCACTTTTGGAGAATTAAAATATTTTTCGTATATTAATAACAAATAAAAATAATATTATGGGCATAGAAACGGGACAAACATATCCAAAATCAAGAAAATTAGTAAAAACAGATGGTACCATTGCTTATACATGGGATGGTAAATTACATAATTGGGATGGTCCCGCTTTATTACCTGAGGGTAATGAAAAAAAAGCAGAATATTATCTTTATGGTATGCAAAAAACCTCAGAAGAATGGAAAGAAATGAGACGTCAAAGAGAAGGCATTCCATTCTATAAAAACCAATCAATGAAATCACAATTGTCGGATTATAGAAATTAATATATGAAAATAGGTTTATGTGGTACAATAAGTGTAGGTAAAACTACGTTAGTTAATGCCTTAAAAGAAACAAAACAATTTAAAGATTATATGTTTAGAACAGAACGTTCTAAATATCTAATGGAACAAGGTATTCCACTCAATACAGATTCAACATTAAAGGGTCAAACTGTATTTTTAGCTGAACGTTGTGCTGAATTAATTCAAACAGATATTATCACAGATAGAACTGTAATTGATGTTATGGCTTTTACTATGAATGCTAAATCAATACCTTACCAAGATAAGGAGGCATTTGAAACTTACGCTAGTGAATTTATTAGAGAATATGATTATATATTTTATATTTCCCCTCATGGTATTCCTATTGAAGATAATGGGGTAAGAGAAACAAATACTTATTATAGAGATTTAATTGATTTTACTATTACTACACTTATTAAAAGATATGGTCATAGATGCCCTAAAATAGAAGAAATATCTGGATCTACAGAGGAACGTATTCAGCAAATATTAAATATTACTGATCTTTAACATATTTATAATAAAATCTTATTATAATGAAAAAATCTGAATTAGCATCTTTTATTAAAGAAGAAATCAAATCCACACTTAATACTGAAGGTGTATGGCAAAAAGGTCATCCTTCATTAATTCAAGACTTTCTTAATGAATTAGATACGTTAAAGGATAAATACTATAATATTGTAGGAAGTGATGATGTATTTAATGGATTAGACCAAGCTGAAAGGGCAGCAAATGAATTGCTTACTATGTCAGAAGCAACAATAGAAACATCACCAGAAGATTTAGCTAAAGTTAAAAAATCAGCAGATAAAGACGATGTAATTAAAGTTACAAAAGAAGATGCAACACCAAAAGGTGAAGATTTTTTTTATGATTATTTAGATATTGGCATGTCTTATTTAGAAGGGTTCGGTAAAAAACATTCTTTGGATGATAGCCAGTTAGAGAAACTAGGTAAAAAAATAGTAGACCAATTATATAAAGGTGATGTTGGCAAAGCATATGATGCCATTGTTAAAAGAGGTGCAATGAAAGAAAATGAAGATAAAGAACCATCCAAATCCGACCTTAAAAAAACTAAAGGTTTAGCTAAGGCAAAAGAAGAACTTGCTCAACTAACTAAACAAATGAAATCTTTAGCCCGTGATTATAAAAAAGCTGAAGGTGAAGAAAAAGAAAAATTAGTAGCTGATCTTAAGAAAAAAACAAAACTTAAGAAAGAATTAGAAGCTATTATAGATAAATAAAAAATGTTATGTTAAAATGGTTAAAAAAGAACTATCAATTATTCGTAATTATAGGGGCCTGCATCTTAGTCTTTAGATTTTTAGATGATAAAGAAAGTTATGTAAGTGAATATAATGATAAAATTATTGCACTAGAACAAAAAGTTGATTCGTTACATCATATAAATGATGAATTAACTTTTAAAATTGACACCCTAAATATTCAGATTGGCAAACTAGATCAACAATTAGATCTAAAAGATAACAAAATAAATAATTTAAGATATGAGATTAGCACAAAAGTTGATGCTGTTGACGATTTTAATGACGATGAGCTTGAAAGGTTTTTCACAGAACGCTATAGACAGTACATCGATTCAATTAAAAAAACCGATAGCCAAACTAGTAATTAAAGATTTAATTACGGGAGATGGAGCTAAAGATGAATTAGCTATTACTATAGATAAGATTAAACTGTTTGAACAAAAAATAGTTTTAAAAGATAGTGTTATTTTAAACTTAAATAATAAAATAAATAATTTTGATTCTATACTTTTAACAAAATCTGACCAATTATTATTATCCCAAGAATTATCTAAAAGACTAGAACAAGATTTACAAAAACAAAAATTAAAAAATAAATTAACTATGGGAGCGGGTATACTAGGGATAGTAGCTGTTGCTATACTAGTAAAATAGTATGTCTGATTTAAAAAAGGTAATACGTCAAGAATATCTAAAATGTGCTAAAGACCCCGTACATTTTATGCGTAAATACTGTTATATACAGCATCCTCAAAGGGGGCGTATACCATTTAATTTATACCCATTCCAAGAAAAAGTACTCAAGCTATTTAGAGACAATGATTATTCTGCTGTATTAAAATCTAGACAATTAGGTATATCTACATTAGCCGCAGGTTATTCTTTATGGTTAATGACATTCCATAAAGACCGAAATGTGTTAGCATTAGCAACTACTCAAGCAACTGCAAGAAACCTAGTAACAAAAGTACAATTCATGTGGGAAAATTTACCTTCATGGCTTAAAGTAGATTCAGCTGAAAATAATAAATTATCACTTCGATTAATAAATGGATCAAAAATACAAGCAAAATCTTCAAATGCCGACGCCGCAAGATCGGAAGCAGTATCATTACTAATAGTTGATGAAGCTGCTTTTATTGATAATATTGCTGAGACATGGGCTTCTGCCCAACAAACACTTGCAACTGGTGGTGGTGCAATTGTACTATCAACCCCTTATGGTACAGGTAACTGGTTTCATCAAACATGGGTTAAAGCAGAACAAGGAGAAAATGAATTTTTACCTATTAAACTACCTTGGTATGTACACCCCGAAAGAGACCAAAAATGGAGAGAGGCACAAGATTCATTATTAGGAGATCCTAGATTAGCAGCACAAGAATGTGATTGCGATTTTAGCACTTCAGGTGATATTGTATTTTATAATGAATATTTAGAGTATTATGAAAAATCTTTCATTAAAGACCCCTTAGAAAAACGTGGAGCAGATCAAAATTTATGGGTTTGGGAATCACCTGACTATAGTAGAGATTATATTGTAGTAGCAGATGTATCTCGAGGGGATGGCAAAGATTACTCAGCTTGCCATGTAATTGATACTGAAAGTAATGTACAAGTTGCTGAATATAAAGGACAAATTAATACTAAAGATTATGGTCATTTATTAGTAGGTTTAGCAACTGAATATAATGAAGCAATGTTAGTAATAGAAAATGCTAATATTGGTTGGGCAACTATACAAGTTGCTATAGATAGACAATATCCTAATCTTTACTATTCACAACGGAGTGACTCCCCAAATGCTGATTCGTATTTTGACAAATATCAAGACCACTCCAAAATGGTAGCTGGTTTTACAATGTCATCTAGAACAAGACCTATGGTAATAGGTAAATTTCAAGAGTACATTAGTGATAAAGGAGTAACAATTCAATCTAGAAGGTTGGTAGAAGAAATGAAAGTGTTTATTTGGAAAAATGGCAGAGCAGAAGCCCAAACAGGATATAATGATGATCTAGTTATGTCATTTGGGATTGCAATGTATATTAGAGATACAGCACTAAAATTAAGACAACGTGGTTTAGATGCAACCCGAAATGCATTAAATAACATAACAGTAAATAGAACACAATATCAAGGTGGGTATTTTTCAAGTGGAACAGATAATCCTTACCATATTGATATTCAAAATGGTGATAAAGAAGATATTAGTTGGCTTCTTAGATAATATTTATAACAATAACTATATACAATGGCAGATACAGGCTTATTTAGTAGACTACAAAGATTATTTTCAACAGATGTAATTATACGGAATGTTGGAGGTGACCAAATAAAGGTAATTGATAGTAGTGCAATACAACAAAATGGAGAATTACAAACTAATTCTTTAATAGACAGATATAATCGATTATATTCTACTAATCCTTCATCTTTATATGGAGCCCAATTTAATTTTAATTACCAATATCTAAGACCACAATTATACTCAGAATATGATGTAATGGATCAAGATGCAATTATTGCTTCTGCTCTAGATATTATAGCGGATGAATGTACTCTTAAAAATGATATGGGTGAAATTTTATCCATTCGTTCTTCAAACGAAAATATTCAAAAAATACTTTATAACCTATTTTATGACGTTTTAAATATTGAGTTTAATTTATGGGCTTGGGCAAGACAGATGTCTAAATTTGGAGATTTTTTCTTAAAATTAGAGGTTGCAGAAAAATATGGAGTATATAATGTTATACCTTATACTGCTTATCATATTAGTAGAGAAGAAGGATTTAACCCTGAAAATCCATCTGATGTAAGATTTAGATATGATCCTAATGGACTGGTAAATCCAAGTTCAGGAATGTATTCTACTCCAAATAATAAATCCCAAACAGAAAATGGCATTTTCTTTGACAACTATGAAATGGCTCACTTTAGATTAATTGGCGATACCAATTATCTCCCTTATGGTCGTTCATATATTGAACCTGCTAGAAAATTATTTAAACAATACACATTAATGGAAGATGCGATGTTAATTCATAGAATTTCACGCGCACCTGAAAAACGTATTTTTTATATGAATGTTGGTTCTATTCCACCTAATGAAATAGATTCATTTATGCAGAAAACTATTTCAAATATGAAACGTACTCCTCATATAGATCAAAAGACTGGAGAGTATAATTTGAAATATAATATGCAGAATATGATGGAGGATTTTTACATCCCTGTTCGTGGAAATGATACTACAACAAAAATTGATACCACAAAAGGATTAGATTATGATGGTATCCAAGATGTTGAATATTTAAGGGATAAATTATTTGCCGCACTTAAAATCCCAAAAGCATTTTTAGGATATGACGAAACTACAGAAGGTAAAGCTACATTAGCTGCTGAAGATATTAGGTTTGCTCGTACAATTGAAAGAATTCAAAGAATATTAGTTTCCGAACTTAATAAAATAGCACTTGTACATTTATATTCTCAAGGATATAGAGATGAAGCATTAACAAACTTTGAGTTGTCAATGCAAACCCCATCTATTATATTTGAACAAGAAAAAATTGAGTTAATGAAGTCTAAAACTGAATTAGCAACTTCATTATTAGAAAATAATTTATTACCAACAGATTGGATATACGATAATATTTTCCATTTATCAGAAGACCAATATGAAGAATATAGAGACTTAAATAGAGAAGATGCTAAACGTAAATTTAGATTAGCTCAGATTGAGGCTGAAGGTAACGACCCAGTTGAAACTGGTAAGTCATATGGTACACCACATGATTTAGCTTCACTATATGGTAAAGGTAGAATGTATTCTGACCCTGGAAATGTACCAGATGGTTATAATACAGATTCAGATTTAGGTAGACCTAAAGATTCTATTTCAAATATTGGAAAACAAAATAGTAATTTTGGAAAAGATAGATTAGGAGTCAAACGTATGAAAGATACTGATAAAAATGACTCCTCAGATAGTAGAACAGATACTAATAAATCAGGCTTAGCTTTAGAAAATGCTCAAACAACTTTATTAAAAAATAAAAATATGTTTAAAAAAATGAATAAAAAACAATTAGTTTTTGAGC